GCTCTGATTTCAGATACAGTTAATTTACTTTTACCTTCTTGTATTCTTTTTAACGCGGCTTCAACAGAAATGTAATTTGGTTCCTTAGAAAAGATGTTTTTAAAAATTGTTATCATTATTCAGAAATTGGTTTAAAGGCGTTTCTAGCGGTTTCTAATTCGTTTTGATACTTATTATCAATTCTTCGAGAAAGTGGCTTATTTTGGCTTATTTTAAGCTCAAATAACCCTTTCCACCCATTTGCCATAGATTGTTTTATAATTTCAATAGCATTTTCACAATTTTTTTCAGACAACCTAACTAAATCATCAAATGCAGCTTGCTCGCTTTGAACTGTTTTATAATTAAATTTAAATTGTTTGCTTTTGTAATCTTTCCATAAATCCCAATATTGTATAATTTCTTCCCCAATAAATGAAATTTTAATTTTTTTTGTCCCTTTAACCATATCCATATCCATATCCTTAACCATATCCATATCCTTACGCCCTTGTAAGGGCCTTGTAAGGGGCTTATTTTGTTTATCTAGTAAATTATTTTTTTCAAGCAATATGATTATACTATTATGCGCTCTATTGTCTGGATTTAAACCAGAAGGGTATTGAAATTCAATAAAAGAAGGTATAAACCATTTATTCCCCTTATCAAAAATTATAATCTTTTCATCAAAACTTTTAATAGCCTCTTTTAAATCAATTTTTTCTCCTATTCTTATCTGCGCTACATCAATATCAACTTGCCATATGCCTGCGTGGTCGCAATCATCACAAATATATAGCCAAAGGAGCTTATAAGCCCCTTGTAAGCCCCTTATAAAAGGTTTTTTCCACTTTTCAGTATCAGTAAATCTCTTAGCCATTTTCTTAAATTAATCATTAATAAAATCAGTGTCCATTGCTCTATTTATCTTTGCTAAATTTGTATCAGATAAGTTCATTATTCTCTGAATAAAAATAGAGTAAAGCGTAGGGTATGGGATTTCTGTTTTTCTTGAAAGCCAAGCTAGTGGTCGCTCTTGTTCTTCAAGATATAAAAGAATTTCATCTCTAACATTAGGTTTTTCCATAAATATTTTGATTGAAGAACAAAGTAATAACTAATATTTTAAATTACAAAATTTATTTTTTTAAAATTATATTTTATTTATTTAATTTAATTAATTAGCTTTGCCTAACAATAACCACACAAATGGAAAGATGGATAACCGAAGATGAAATAATGCACAGGATTAAAAATCATCCTGATTTAACTAAAGATGATAAAGAAGATTTTTACTTTGACATCCAGATGTTATATACTGGTAAAAAAGGTCAAGAAAAATTAGATAAACCAGTAATTAAAAATCAAGAAAGAAATAAAATAAAAAAAGATGGCATACAATAGTACAATAATAACAAAGAAAAAGCGTTGTGTTAATTGTGGCAATATTGATTATTGGTTTTCAAAGAAGATGTGTAAACAATGCGCTACTGTACATTCTACGCAAAAGAGATTAGAAGAATTTGAAGATGATACAGAAAGTTTTCAGAATCTTGTTCAAGACCTTGACCATGTATTTAGTCAATATATTAGAAATAGATATGCAGATAAAACAGGCATTGTTGAATGTTATACCTGTAGTAAAAAACATACGATTGCAGAAATACAATGCGGTCATTTTATGGGTAGGTCAAATTTAAGCACTAGATGGATGGAACAAAATTGCAGACCACAATGTATGGAATGTAATTATTTTAAAACTGGTAATATAGAAGAATTTGAATACAAATTACACGAAGAAAATAATGCTATAGTTGATTATTTAAGAGAAACAGCTAGGCAAACAGCAAAACCTACAAAAGATGAGCTAAAAGGCTTAATCCTAGAATACAGGGCAAAGCTAAACTTGGTAAAAAAGAAATTTATTGAAAAATAATTGTATTTTTACGGTGGTTATCATAGTTTGTAGATTTAGTAGTTTAGCCCCATGTTTTAGAATGACATGGGGTTTTTTAAATCATAAATGAGCCGGTTATCAATCATATTCGGCTCAAAGTTGCCTTATTGGGTAACTTTTATGATTGATAAAGTTTACTATTAGCGAACTTTTGTAACCAAATTGGGAACATTGTACAATGTTTTAGGTACAATATGTAAAATGTTGTAATGGAATTAGGGCAAATATGTTACTGATTTATATAGACTTGTAACAAAATTTGTTAATTGTTGGTAGTCAAACTACGCAAGTGTTCACATTTTTAAACCTTTCACGGATTCGTGAACATCACAAATTCTGATATCCAAAGTAAAGCTAGGGATTGACCAGACCACCCCTTGTCGTAAAGCTATAACTTGACTAAATGACAAAAAAAGGCTCCCAAGTAGAAACTTAGGAGCGATACCAGTTAAACCTTTAACTATGTCTTATGCGGATACAAATATATACAAAAATTTAATTAAATTTATTTTTTTAATTAAATTAATTAAATTAATTTTGTTCCAAAACACACAACATGGCAAGAAGCATTTCCCCCGATTCAGTTTCCAGTAAGGTTGCTGATTTAACATTAGGCGAACATCTTAGGTTAGATAACCCATACACATCTGTAATGGTTATGGTATCCAATTTAAAGAAAAAAGACGCTCACAAAGATAAATTATTTAAGATTAAAGCTACTGACAACACTACTACTGTAACCAGAATAAAATAAACCAATATTATGCATATACAAACGATTAACTACACTAGAACATTTAACTTAGGAAACTATTCTTCTGAAAAAATTGGCGTTGAATTTGCTCTTAATGAGGGCGAATCTGCTACAAAGGCTCTTGATTACGCAAGAGAACTTGTGGAAGAGTATCACAAGCAAAATGTAATTAAATTAAAAGATTTAAACGAATTTTACCAAGAAGTCCCAGATGAAATTATTCCTACCCAATCTAAAAAATCTTTAGCTGAAAAAACAATAGAGTTTATAAATGCTTGCAAGACTAAAGAGGAGTTAAGAGCTTGGGAATTAATGGCTAAAAATAATCCAGAAGTATTGGAATCTTATAACGCTAAACATAAATCTTTATAACTATGAATTGGAATGAAACGCTAATCAGAGCAAGCTCTGTAGGGTATATAATGACCGAACCAGTAACCAAAGCGGACAAAGAAGCTGGGTTACTTTCTAAGACCGCACAAAGACATTTGCTTGATGTTTATATTTCTAATAAGTATAATAGGAGTAAAGATATTCAAACAAAGCAAATGAAAAAAGGTATTGAAGTAGAGCAAGAATCGATTGATTTATTGTCTATGTTCTTAAAAAAACCTTTTGCTAAAAATACGGAAAGATTTTCAAATAAATACATAACAGGGCTACCAGATATTATTGATGATGGAATTATTGATATTAAATCTAGCTATGACCTATGGACATTCTTAGGTAATATCCCAGACAAACTTGATAATTTATACTATTGGCAAATGATGTCATATATGTGGCTTACGGGTAAAACTAAAGCTACCATTGCTTATTGCCTTGTAAATACACCAGATAATATTATACAACAAGAGAAGTATTACTTACTTAAAAAGCTAGATGTAATTTCAGAAGAAAGCCCAGAGTTTGTAAGAGAAGCCATGAAGCTAGAATTAAACATGAAGTTTGATGATATAGTTATGGACGAAAGAATACTTATGTTTGAAGTTAATAGAAACGAAGATGACATTTTACGCATTGAGCAAAAAGTAGAAAAAGCAAGAGAATTTTTACAAGATATTGAAAACACCCACAAAAACTTTAATAATGGCAAAATCTAAAAAAGAAAAACAATTAAACCTTCCGCAAGATGCACAACCATTAGACGGATGCGATTTCTGTATGCAATTTGATTATGACGAACCTCATGTAATTGGCGCAAGCGAAGATGCTGATGGAGTTTTAGAATTAGTAATCAAAGCTTATCTAGATGCAGGCTTAACTTTTGTATGCCCAACTACACAAAAGAAATTAAGAATATATGCTAGACCATTGTCAGATAAAGGTAGAGAGATTTTAAATCAACAAAAGGAAGTTAAAAATTAACGAATGAAATACTCTTCAAGTTTTAGTCACGATTTAAACTTTGGAGAAAAGGCAGAAGATTGGCTTAATAATTTATTTAACAATGGTAAGCTTATTGAAGTAAAAAGCGATAGGCTTATACATAAAACTGGTAATTTATATATTGAATATAAATCTAGAAATAAACCAAGCGGATTGGCTACCACTACGGCTAACTATTGGATATACAGAATGGATGTGCTTGATGCTGCTATTTTATTACCAACCGAATCGTTAAAAAAAGTATGTAGAGTATATTATAAAAACAATGAGTTTAAAATGAAAGGAGGGGATAACAATACTTCCGAAGGATTTTTAATACCACTAATAAGATTGCTAAATGATTTAGCATTATTAAAATAAACTAAGATTTTTTATGAGCATTGGCAAACTTGCGAGCAGCTTCAACGCTACCAAAACCCCAAGCCTTTAATGCTAATGCTTTCCTTGTTGGTTCGCCATTTGGTTTTTTCATTGCTCCAAGCATACCAGCAAAACGAGCTGCAAAAGAAACTCTACGAGGATTAACGCCAGACTTAACCGGAGCTTTTAAATTGCCACCAGTTTCAGAATTATAAGATGCTCTACCTTTAGCGTTTAAGCCGCCTTCAGGATTTTTACCTTCTTTACGTTGCCAAGCTCCAGCCATAACTATTTTTTTTCTTCTGATTTAATTTTCTTTTCTTGCTTTAACATTTCGGCAGTTGGTTTCTTACCACTTCCTTTGTTAGCACGAATGTTATCCCATAAACCGCGTGGAGAATACGAGCCATCTGCTCGCTTCATCATTTTTAATTTACTTTTCATACCACTAAGATACGAATTATTTCCAATTCTCAGACTTCCATATAGCCAAAT